AGGATACTTAGAACAGTGTCATACACACGAAGAAGAGCCTGATTGTCCACTTCCATTAAACCTAAGAAGAGAAATATTAAAGGCAGATACTGATGTTAACACAATTAAAATTGTTTTATTGTGGGGCGGTGTTGTAGAACCTAAAGTGTACGAAGTAGCAGTTGGTCCTAGTGATCAACCAAACGCTATCATTCCTGATCCTACACATATTTGTGAAGTTTTTAACGAATATGCATTATACGATGATTATAAAAAGCCTTTAGAATTCAAAAAGATGGAGAGATCAGCCTATGTTGATGGTTGGGATTTCCTAAGGGGTGAAAGAAATCTTAGATTGTCTAACAGTGATGGCAAACTAGCAGAAGATATGCCAGAATCATTAAAAACTCAATGGCGAGAATATAGACAAAAACTAAGAGATATGCCAGTAACGTGGGATGGAGTTCCTGGAAATTTGGTAAGATTTCCAATGGCACCTGACGATGCGCCTGATCCAAACTTTAATGATGAACATGTTAAAGTTACAATGATCTCTGAAAGAAACAGTGACGATGATGATGCTATTAGTATGCTTCCAAACGGTGTAAATTAAACTATTCACATTACTACCTCAGTATAAATCTACAAAATAAATATTATAACTACAGCATTTAGCAAAGGTTATAATATTAATGAAAAAAGCATTCTTTATTAACGGTGGTGCAGGTCGCGTTCTTTGTGCGATTCCAGCACTAGAATATCATTTAAAAAATATAGATCCAACAGCACCTATTATTGTAGAAGGTTGGATTGATTTATATCTTACTAGCAAAATACTAGTAAACAACACCTTTCCTGCTAATGATCCTAATCTTTTTGACAAATTGAAAGATAGAGAAATCATTACACCTGAACCTTACAAACTTAATGCGTATTTTACTCAACGAGCCAATCTAGTTCAATCCTTTGACATGTTGATTAACTATGATTATCCACCTGAAACAGTTCCAGAAACAAAAGAATATAACGAACTCTTTGTAGGAAAAAAAGATATTGCAACAGGAGAAGAGCTAGTAGCAGAAGCAAAAAGACATTTCAAAAAAGATAAAGTTATAATATTTCAACCATTTGGATCTACTGCTACAATACATGGCGGTGTAATTGTTGATGAAAGCGGCAGGTCGTTTGAAGTAGATGATATTATAGACTTACTTGAAGAATTGAATAAAGATTATGCTGTCATACTAATGAGCAGTATGAAAATACCAACTGATAAAAATCTTAATGTAATGTTTCCAGAAGAAGTAAGTTTATTACAATGGACTGCAATTATCAATGCTGCGGATTATTTCTTAGGTTGTGATTCAGTAGGACAACATGTTGTTCACGCTCTTAAAAAACCTGGCACAGTAGTTATAGGTAGTACATTTCCTGAAAACATTTCCTATCCGGAAAGCACTACACTAAAAATTATAGACAACGGAATAGGTGAAAGAAAATATTCTCCTTTAAGAGTCGCAATAGATATTAGGATTGATAGACAGAATGAAAACTTAATGAAACTGAGCTCAGACACTAAGAAAAAAATTGTAAAACAAATTAAAGATACTTTAGGAAAACAATAATGAGAAAAACAGGCTACATTGCAGGAATTGCTAGAGGGCACAATGCAGGTGTTTGTCTTTTAAAAGACGGCGAAATTGTATTTGCAATTGAAGAAGAAAGATTATCCCGTTACAAATACGACGGAGGACCTCTTGCAAGTATGATTAAAATTTTAGATTATACAGATAAGATTGATTATCTTGCAATATCTCATACGCAAGACGCAGACGAACCTCTAAACGATTATGTCCGTCAAGATGTATATACTGCACTTGCTAGAAAATTAAGATTAATTGAAGACCCTGAAACACAGGTTGTTAAATATCATGCTCAACATCACAGAAGTCATGCTGCACTAGCATTTTATAGATCAGGATTTGAAAAGGCAAGTGCTATAATTGTTGATGGAGCAGGAACATTTGTAGAACGACCAGATGGACAAACTATGTTTGAGGTTGAAAGTATATACGATTGCGCATATCCTGCAACATTTACAGAAATTTATAAGCATTTTGGAGGAAACGGGCCTTGGAGAACTGAGCACTATAACGCAGACGGTAGTGCTACAGAAGTAATGATAAACGATAAAGCAGGTATTGTTAAAGCATATGAAGCAGTAACTAGATTTTGCGGATTCGATTCAATTGAAGCCGGTAAAACAATGGGACTATTTCCATATGGTGAACCAAACAAAGCACCTAAGATTTACACTAATGCTTTTGGTGGCAACAAAGATTTATTTACTTGTACATATCCTAATGGAGCATGGGTAGATGAATCTGAATTCCCAGAGATTAGAGATAGAATATATGATCCGAGTGATATAATTCGATCTGCTAAAGATCCAGACAACCAAGATGAACAAGACAGAATTCAAGAACTGCTTAGAAAATCTGACAGAGAAGATGTTACACTACTTCCATCACGCAGAAACATGGCATATAATGTTCAAGTAGAATCTCAACAACTAGTACTTGATTTAATATTAAAATCAATTGAACGCACTGGTAATAAAAATATTGTTATCAGCGGCGGTTATGCTTTAAATTGTGTTGCTAATTATTTCTTTTTAAAACATTTACCAGAAGGTGTAAAAATATATGTAGAACCTGTTAGCAATGATGCAGGTACTGCAATGGGTGCAGCATTTTATCATTATTATCTTACATCTCAAGATAACAAATTAAGAACTAAAGATGAAAACTTATTTTTAGGACCAGTACAAAATATTACTGAAGATATAATTAGAGAAACTGCAAAGAAATACAATGGTAATGTAACAACAGATGTAGATTATAAACAAGTTATAGATACTATTAGAAACAAAAATATTGTAGCACTATATCAAGAAAGAGGAGAAAGCGGTCCTCGTGCATTAGGTAATCGTTCTTTAATGTATGACCCAACAGATCCAAACGGCAAAGATTTTGTTAACTTGGTTAAGAAGCGTGAATATTTTAGACCTTTTGCTGCAACTGTATTACAAGATGATGTGCATGAATGGTTTGATTTACGTGGAATGGAAGATTCGCCTAGCATGATGTATGCAGTCAATTGCCAACCTGGCGTAAAAGAAAAAATACCAGCAGTCATACATGTAGACGATACATGTAGAATACAAACAGTTACTAAAGAACAAAATGAACATTGGTACAATTTGATTAAAGAATTTAAAAACCAAACAGGAGTACCTGCATTGTTTAATACTAGTTTTAATTTAGGCGGAGAGCCATTAGTTGAAACTATTGATGATGCTATGCGTACTCTTTATAATTCAGGAATAAATTATATCTATTTTCCTGCAACGAAAATGCTAGTAAATATAGAGCATAATGAAAGGCGGTAACGATGGATGTCGAAGGACAAATTTTTCAATTATTTCCAACACCTTTATACACCTATAAATTAGAAAACCAAGCATATACAGATGTGCAAAACGAATTACAGCCTATAGTTGATAAACTATATAATGAAGGAACTTGGGGACAAAATCCAAATTGGGGTTCATCTTCACAATATCTATCTAATCAAGGTGACTTTTTTGAGCATCTATTGCAATTAGAAAATATGAAAACAACCGGTGAAACTATTATGCATCACTGTGTAAATTACATGGCAGCAATGAATGTCCAACCTGCCTACAAAGCAGCGATGACTTCTTCATGGTTAACTTTAAACAAGCCTGGACTTTCTTCGCATATTCATGATCATGGTAATGCCCATATTAGTGGAGTATATTGGTTTAAAACTAGTGGAGATGACGGAGATATTGTTTTTAGAAATACACTGAAAGCGTTAAAATGTAATCCTATTGGAAGTTCTATTGCACATGAAAATTCTTTTTCGCCTGAGCAAGGTAGACTAATTTTGTTTCCAGGATTTTTAGACCACAGTGTTAATGAAAACAAAACTAACGGAGATAGAATTAGTATGTCTTTTAATATCTTGTTAGAAACAGGCGCAGTATAATGTTGCATATTTTTGGAGATAGTTTTTCAATCCCCCAGAGCCATATGAACGAAGTGTTTGGTCCTCATGGAACACCAGTAACATACATGCCTTTAGAAAAAACTTGGACTACGATTGTCAAAGAAAGCATACTTGGAGATAGCGAATATATAAATGATTCTGTGTTAGGATGCTCTAATGATTACATTTATTATAAACTGGCTGAAAGAGAATCTTCATTTAAGGAAGGGGATTTTGTCATAATACAACCGACTTCTATGCATAGAGAATGGTTCTTTGAAAATAAACCATACATGGCAATTCAACTAGCGACAACGATAACTCCAGGTGTTGATGTTACAGAAGAACAGTATCAAGCAATAGAAATGTATAAAAGACATTTATATTTCGAAAGACGAAATATTATACATTACAGCATGTTTCTTGATTCATTAGCACGTAAAGTTAAGATGTATGGAGAACATAGAATCCGTTGTCTAATTCTCCCTGGGTTTGACAATGTTCCAGGAGTAAAGGGTAACTTATGTGAAACATCAGGATTAGAATTTAATAACGAAAAGACTGCTATAGCATATTACGATAAAACCGGTGATCTTAGATTTAATCATTTTTCAGAAGTTAATCATAAGATTCTAGCAGATAAAATAATCGAATTCTTTAAGACTGGTAAAACTGTAGATCTTACAACCGGGTTTAAAACTGGTATATATACTAAGGAAACATTAAAAACATGTTAAAAATTTCACTTGAAGGTTATCCGGTTGGTATAAAAGAATTAGAACCACAGGATCTTAAAAGTTTACAGGATTATTACCTACCGTTAATTTTAGATGGAAGTAATACAGGAAGTTCTAATAATGCTAGTAAAATTTCTAAGAATCTATCTCAACGTTGGGACGATTCAGATTTTTTTAAAAAATGGAATGATACATTACTACGATCACCTTATATACAA